CATGTGCGCGGCGACCAAATATAAGATCGTCATCCAAAATAACAATTTTATCATACTCCTGCTCCACTGCGTGATCTACAATAAATTGGCGGACATTGTTTATGCCCTTGATTTCACCACGGTTCAAGCAGTAACGACCATTGTTAATATGTGCTTGCACTTCTTCTTGTGGGCAAACCAGAACCGCACTTTCTCTTGCTTCCGGACCAATACTTTCCCAAGTAGTTTGCTTATTGAGCCTACCCCTTGTGGGGATAAAAATAGGTATCATAACTCATCCTCATCAAATCTTATTGAACCAGAGGCCATTGCTTCTTCTAACTCTTCATCGGTTAGGTTGTCAATGTCTGCTTCAGTATATCTAAAAACCTTTTGTGGCTTCGTCCTCGACCGTAACCGTTTCTTTTTGTTTGGCTTCGGTTGCTCGGGCTTCGGTTTCGGCACGGTGGGCTTGGATGTCTCTAATACTTCCAATGTCCGATAGATGTGCTTGCATTTCTGACATACTCGCTTCCTCCGGACTGATTTGTCCGCTGTAAGTCTGCTGTCTGCGACGGTTGATTTGCCACTGCATTTTGGACACAACATTTCTACACCACCCCACCATTAGGAGCCTCCAACCACATTCCAACATTAGCCCGATACTTACTGCGCGGCTTACCTTGTCCAAGGCGCACACGCTCATACTTATCCCACTCGCACAGGCTATGCTCAATAGTTCGCATATCTACTGCATCAAGGGGGACATGAGATTGAATGTAATTTGGTGCTTGAGCCAGTAACTCCTGCATTTCGGTATTGGCTTGGGTCTGGTTCATAGACTTAGTGAGCACCCTATCATGGATACGGTTCAGTCCTCGCTTTGCTCCTGGACCTGCGTTTGCCCAACTAAAACGGTCTTGTGCCTTGTCCAATACAGGTGTGTAGTTGAGGTCGGTAACCACTTCGTATGACATAAAACCTCCCCCTCCCCATCCCCGATGGGAAGCCATCGCTTTGTGGGTCGCTTGCAACGATTGCGTTTCCTCGGCGACCCCCGATAAATGCACCCTGTCTTTCCAGATAGGTTTGAGGAAATGGTCAACGACGACCTCCGATTTACGAGCTTTGAGACCTTGATTAGTGATTATATAAGCTCCAGTGAATGTCCGCAAACCAGAGGACAACCTAGCCTCAATAAGTTCTTTTGTATGGTCGGGATTCCATCCTTTATCTTCGTCAACCCACCCATGTTCTTCGGCAAACTCGCTTGTGCCAATCATGCGAAACAAACAACAATTAAACACGATTTCACTGTGCGAACGGTTCGCATTTGGGTTAGTCCAGTTTTGGCGCATCCAAACAGTAACACGGTCGTTTTCACGGAAGGGGTTTGTGAACTTGTAGTCCTGCAAAATGTGGTCGTCAGTCCAAGGGGGGTTGACCCCCTTGGCTCGCTTTTGGTAAATAGCGTGACGCTCATTTATCCAGTAAAAGAACCTTTCTATGTTCTCCATAGGTTTAGTCCCCTAGCTTAATGACGCCTTTTGCCAACGCCAATTTAATATCAACACTGTTGCCTCCAGGAGTCAACGCTTTCATAGCGGACAAGGCATCAGCAACGGTAGCAGACTTAGCAAGGGCTTCAAAGTTATGCCAGCGATTGCTACCTTCACGGTATGGGTTAGAACCTGTAATAACAATCGTTGCCTGTGGATCATACTTAACCCGAGCGGTGCGCTCTTGCTTGGGTACATCAACAGTAACGGTTGGTGTAGGCATGACAGCCGACGGAGTGTTCACCTGCATTTTAGTCTCCTTTTCAACAGGTTTATATTTTTTCGCGCGAGTCGCTACAATTTTGTGAAACTCTTTGTAAACGCCCTGCGAATTAAAATAGCCAGTAGTCTCGCGTTGGATATTACTGGCTTCCAAAACACTGAGTAACTCTTGCTCAGTGAATGTGTTTTGTAATTGTTCCACATTTGAAAACACAATGCTATGCTCATTGAGCTCTTTACAATTACGAAGGTCTCGCAATGAGGGGAACACAAAGTAGGAATATGGCTCGTTCCTGTTAGATTCATTGTGGTTTTCCAATACTGCAAAAGTCTTGATTGCCGCCATGTCAAAGCTCCTTTCTGTAAGCCTTATACTGTTATTCTACTATATATAGGGAATCAAGCAAGCCCTAAATACTCCAATGCCCCACTAAAAGTTCTCTCCTAGCAGGGCATCGGGCGAGAGGTGAGCTTCTGCCCACCCCCACATTCTTAGGCGGCTTTGGCGTATTCAAGAGCCTTTGCCATAGCCTTCCGCTTGACTTGGGCGTTATTGCCAAACCATGCAGAGTTAAGGGCGTGGTCACGGGTCTTAGCTCGCTTCTGGTGATCCATAACATAGGTCACACCGTTTAGCGCACCCCACCAAGTCCCCTTGGCTGAAGACATATCGTGTCCTGGAGAAGTTTCAATAGCTTCCAGTATAGACTGGGAAGTTTTGGTAAACTCCTCATGAAGCGGTGGTAAGTCGGCCTCATTAGACTTAGCGCGTTCAATAAGAAGTTTAGGCTGGAACAACTCAGCAATGAAATTATCAACCTGTTCCTTAGTAGCTCGTTGCTTAGCAAGGAACTCGGACTGCTGTTGGAACTGTGTCATTTGCTCACCACTAATACCAAGTGCTGTTTCAGCGGCTTGCATAATTTCCTCGTCAAACATTTGTAAATGCAACACGCGGAACTTACCCGTCATACCCTCTTGGCTGAGCGCAAGGGTAATCGTATTATTACACACCACGCGGATAGGGGTGAACATAACGGTCATAGCAGTGCCAACCTTGTGACTGTTAGCCATGAGCAAGTAACCCTCGATCTCATCGCCACCCGCTAACTTGAAGCCCTTCTTGATTTTAGCCAAGCCCCAAATGCGCTCGCCATCACTAAGGCTACCCGCAGTATCCATTTCCATATGTCCTGCTTCGGTAAACTTTTTAAAGAAGGACATTGTTTCGTGGTTCTGGAATGGAACAAACCCTTCGCCGCAGTGCGACAGCACACGGTTATCGGTATCGCGCACCACTACATAATGGTCGTTAGCCCGAAGCATCTCGGCTTCACCGCGTGGGTCATTGAGGTTCCAAGTGTTAGGCTTGTCAGCGTAATAGACAGGCCGCTTGCTAACTGTCCAGTCAAGGCCAGCCGCTTTAAGCATTTCCTCAGGAGTAAGGTTATGCTCAACTTTTTCACCAAGCCCATGCCACGGAACTTGTCCTGCATAAGCCATCGTTTCTACCATATGTGCCATGATTGTTTCCTTTCTACAAAACTAGGCGTCATAACCAGCTTCCACAGTTGGAAGCACATCAAAGTCGGCAAGCGAAATGTCAAGCCAACAAGTTTCCCCCATTGCATTAAACGCAATCTGACAACGCATCTCAACGTCGTTGTGTAGCGTTGTGTGTATAATGGGGTATTTGAACGTATCATCAAGTGCGTTAAGAAACTTGCTCTTGAGGGTACGGTTTGCCTTACGGCGGATAGCACGGTCATTAAGTGTAACGAAGTGCTCTTTGGTTAGGTATGGAACATCCATGTAATTAGCCCCTTCTATGGCTGGTTGGTTTGTACCTATATTTAATAAGTGTAGCAGTTGGATGTAAACCAATAACAGGTCAACCTGACAATTTAATAATCACGCAGGTATTTGATAGCCACGGCTGAACATGGGATGCACCAAATGTAAATGTTGTAGAGCGCGAGTAAGACCCACATAAAACACGCGAGCTTCATCAAAATGTTCGTTTTCAAACTTACGCCACATAGAATAGGAACGACGCATAGTATCAGTGAGAACCATAACATTATCTGCTTGAGCCCCCTTTGCTGAATGAATCGTTGAGATTCGGATGCGTGGTTCTTGCGTCAGGGACTCACCTTTGCGTAGACAGGCTTTAATGTAACGCTTATCTTTATCCGATATTTTGCCCAACCCTTCATCCCAAGGAAGGCTGTGCAGTAATCCATGGAAGTCCAATAGATCTTGTAACCCATAACGCTGGTCTGGCTGTCCTTTACTAAAGGTTTTATGTCCATACTCTACCTGTGTGCCTAACAACATTTGACTGTAGACAGTTCGTACTTGTTCAGCAGTTAGCATACCACCGTCGCGTAGGCTTTCCCAAAGCCGAACCGATTCAAGAACTTTACCGTCAATAGATTTACTGCCATTGTAAATGTATAAATGTCCACGGCGACGCACCTCTTCCTCAATCTGCTTTGCACCTCGTGTAGTGCGGCTGAGTAACAGCCATTCACCTTCGGACATATTAACTTCTTCGGAGTGTCGATGCCAATGGACAAACCCATCCTCATCCCGTGGGTTGAATTGTTTGGGTCTACGATCAACGACGCGCTGAATTACTTTTTGGCTAAGTGCGTGATGCAGGGCGGGTATCCTGTAACTTTGATCCAACACAGTGACATCACCTTCCAGACCTATGAAATAGTCTACATCTGCACCCGCATAACGGAATATGGCTTGGTCGTCATCGCCAGCTATAAATATCTCTTTGCAGTTAGCCTGTAACAAATGCACCATTTTCCATTGCAGTGGCGACAGGTCTTGCGCTTCATCAATAAACACTACCTCTAGCTTCGGTGCTAACTGACGGTAGCAAAACTGCTCTAGCATATCTGTGTAGTCGAACAGTTGGTATCTATCTTTCCACGCCTTTAACCCCCTGTCTACATAATCAACCCTAGCCCAGTCGGTTTTTAGCGGCACTGTAGAGGCATTGTAAACGCCGCGCAGAGGCTGTTGCTGTATGCGAGCTATGTTAATCAGCTCAAGGAACTTATCCCCATACCCAAAGTCTTTATACGGACCTTGATCAGTAAGCCCTGAATTAAAGAAACCACCGATTTTTAACCAATCACCGATTTCAGTAAACTTATCTGAGGTAAGAATTTGGTTATGGTTAATACCCATCTGCATAAAAGCAAGGCTGTGAAGAGTACGGAAAAACGGTAGATCGCGCCTATGCAGTCTAAACTTTTCACAAGCACGGTCTATAGCTTCACTAGCGGCACGTCGAGTAAACCCAAAATAACCTATACGATCTGGTGCGACACCTTTACTAAGATACTCTTCGACCTTGTTCAGTAGGTATGTTGTTTTCCCTGTTCCTGGAGGTCCGAGTATAATTTTCATTATAATATGTCGTTCTGTTGGGGCAGTTCAGGCAGTTCCAATATTTCGTCGCTAGATGCAAAAAACTCTTGTGGTAATGACCATACATGAATCCCTTTGCCTTTTACACGCCAAAACATTTTTTCTGCTTCCATTCCCTGGAGTCGTAAAGTTATCTTGTTTGAAGTGTAATGGTTAAAGTCGTTAACGGTCAGATGCTTTTTAATATCCTTGACTTGGAAGAATACTTTGCCCTCATCCCATACGGCTACGCCCTGCAATATGTCTTCACGGTCTGTACCTTTAGCTCTATCAGTACAGAACTGTGACAACAAGTCTTCAAACTCACCTTTAATTGTAGCATCAGGTGGCACTTCTACAATGGTTAAATTATCCAGCAATAACTGTATTCTGGTCTGCCATGCTCTTTGGCTTACTGCGATAGGCAGTTTATTGATCTGCGCTACACAATCTTTTTGGAATCGTGTCTGGCTAATCAAACCATCTGTGCTTAATTCAACACGCTGACCGTCTACATCTAGTATCCAAATAGGTGGATCACCATCAATCTTTGTAAGGCTGGACATCTGGTTTTGCACACCAGCCGGACCAACGCCAAACTTGCGAGTAACGCATATATCCTTATTACAAAAAGGTTTGATAGGCTGGTCGTCACATTTGTAATAATAATCCTTGCGCTGTAACTGTTTGATAACCGCGCCAACCTCAGTATGACTAAGCGGTGGGTGCAAATACTCAACATTATAACGCTGTATCAAGGCTTCCCAATTATCAGCGTCAAACATTCGGGCATACACACCCAAGTTAAAGAGAGCATTGTTTCGTGAGCCTTCGCCAAAGCCCTGTTGACAAAGCTCATTCAAACATGGGGGACCATCTTTTAACTTAGGTTCTGGCTCGGATATACGGTAGCCAGTAAAGTCTTCAGGCTTGATCAAGTAGCGTGTGGCTTTGGTCACAAACTCTTCAGGGGTCATAAGCTCGCCCTTAAAGTCGTATACCGACCGCGTACTCAGGTCGCCCTTGAAATATGGCATATTCAAGCCATTACCTGTGTCACCACGATCTACAAGAATGGTTGATTGTTTAGGGAATATCTCACCTTCGGCATGACCTAACGAAGCCGCCAACTCGGTAAGTTTGGATTGCACAGACTCAGCTTTGAGTGCATCCGTAAAGAAAAAATAAATATGTGCGCCGCCAGATTTACTACGCCCTACCCATCCGACTATCTTAGCATCTTTAAGTTTCTTGACGAGTGCCTTATGGTCTACATCGTATGTGTCAATATCAATGGCACCCCACTTACAAAGGTTGTCATCCCTGATGGGAATAATGCCTAGCCCTTGCTTACCATCTAAGTGCTGTTGCCAAAGTTCTTCAGTTGGTGGCTGTTTTATGATTTTATAAACGCCAAGCCGCTTGCCATCCCCACGTTGTTCGTCAGGGTTGAACACACCATGCGCTCGTTTATTACCATCAAATAGCTTTAGAAATTTCTCTGCTAAAGACATATATTACTCCAGTATAAAATAAAGAGGGTGGGAGAGTAGTGTTAGTTAATACCTAGACGCTACCCTCCCGAGTAATGGGTCAGACTGCCCATTACCCCTCCACGCAACCGCAGGGCGATCAACCCCCGCAGTTGAACTTAGAATGGCACATCATCATCGTCTTGTTGTGACTGTGGTGCAGGGGCTTGAGTTTGCTCTGGGGCTTGCTCTTTAACCTCTACCTCACCAGACTTTACAGACTTGGCGAACGCGACTGCCATTTCAAACACGGCTTTGTCACCAACATTAGACAGGTCAATCGGACCGACTTTGTTAATGTCCCAGCCAAACCAATTACCTTTATCATTGCTTTCAGCAACGGTAGACAGTTGATATTTGTGGGACATCATTGGCAAAGTGTACGGACCGTTTTTGCCTTCTGCTGTAAGTGACTGCATTTGTGTAACCCACTTGCGAGCTTTTTTCAGCTGTGTGCTAGACATGGTAATTAAGCAACGCTGTGGACCATCTTCATCAAGTAGGATTACAAAAAACTGAGCTGTATTAGTAAGGATATTGCCATTAGGCAAAATCTCTTCACCGCGCTCATTTTTAGTGGTGGTGTTAACGATAGCATCGTCTGGCTGGTAAGAACCATAATACCCACCACCCTTTTCACGCGGAGCCCACTCAACATAACGGCGATTGTAATAGCACGGCACAACCGTGATACCCTGTTCACCATCGTATGCTTTATTGGCTACAGTATTAAAGATCATGCCAGCTTCAGCACCATCAACATACGCACCATCACGCTTATTAACCTGTGGGCTAAGTTGTGCAAGGATACGCAGGAAGGGGATAGCCATATCCTCTGAACTGGTTTCCTCAAAACCCAGACCACCAAGGTCTTCAAACTGTGCTACTGCAAGAGCAGTGGCTTCCTTTTTTGCTACTTCAGTTGCCATATTTACCTCCTAGTAATCTTGGCTCTTTGCCCCACGAATATACCCAACAGGTCATACGGCAAATTTTCACCTTTTTCTACCTGTTCCTTTACAAAAGACTTGAGTGTCATGGGTTCTACCCAAGTTTTTGTTTGAGTTGCCATACCGCGCTGTTCTAGCTCGGCAAGCAAATCTTTTGCGAGGTTATCCTCACCACGACCAAAGGCCGCAGTAACGTGGTTCTTTATTAGAGAACCATGCCCCGCTTCAGTAAGCCAATGAAAGGCTTCGTCAGCACGGTCTTTAGCAATGCTGGCACTGTAATAAGGTGCGACCTTAATTTCACTGCCATCATCCATTTTAAGCTCAGACATACCATGCTCATCCATTGCCGCTGGGAGCAAATCCTCAGCAATTTTGCGATGGTCGCGCTTGGCATCTTTGAGCTCTTGCTCAAGATCAGCGATCCGTTGTTCCAACATAACTTGTTGTTTACATAGGTTGCTTATAGTGCTGATACCTGATTGATTAATGCTGGTTAGGTCTCCAGCCACACTTTCAAAGTCCATTAGGCAGACTCCTTCCTATGGTATAGATCTACTTCCAACGGATAGTAGCGTTCCTCTAGCCTGTCCCACTTCAATGCTTTGAACTTGCCACTGTTACGCCGCGCCGCTTCAGCACAGGCAATGCCTATACATAAGGGGTCGCCAGAGAGCAGTAGGTAGTCGTCATCATTGAAGTTACGCAAGCCACGATGAATGCGCCTAACTGTTGGCTGAGTGCTAAAAGAAACCTGTTCCTTGGCCGGAACAAGTATTTGCAGGTCACCAAAAGCAACTGCATCTGTGATATCTCTACCACGCACTTCTTGTGTAATGTAGACTGTCACGGCTTTCTACTCCGCTTTGCTTTCTACGCTGGGCGGGATTGCCCAACACAATTACCATACGCTTTTATATATAGTAGTTAAATAAAAAAGTTATCATACTGGTCTATCCGATATTTTAATATCTGATATCTGATATCTGGGAATTGTTAATTTACAAACGCTTACTTTGACTGGTCGCGCGGATAAAAACAAGATACAAAAAGTGTAGTCAAGATTTTGGTTTGGGTGCTATTATACAAAGTACCCATTAGAAAGCGGTGTTATGCGTTATAAATTTAAGTTTCAACCCTACCAGCATCAGCTGGAAGCACTGAAAAAGTCTTGGAACAAAACCGAGTTTGCCTATTTCATGGATATGGGAACAGGCAAATCCAAAGTGCTTATTGATAATATGTGCGTCCTGTATGACCGTGGCGAAGTTACCGCCGCTCTTATTGTCGCACCCAAAGGTGTGTATAGAAACTGGGAGCAAGGCGAACTGCCCACGCACATTCCTGACCATGTTATGTATGACACGGTATTGTGGAACCCTAGCCAAACAAAAACACAGCTTGAAAAGCAAAAGACATTGTTTTTCCCAGATGATAATCTCAAGATTTTTGTTATGAATGTTGAGGCGTTCAGCACTAAAAAGGGCTGTGAAATAGCCGAGCGGTTTTTGCAAGCGCACAGCGCACTCATGGCTGTAGATGAAAGCACTACCATAAAAAGCAAGGATGCCAAGCGCACCAAAAACATCGTGAAAATTGGTAAGTCGGCCAGATACAGGCGTATCCTAACAGGCTCACCAGTAACCAAAAGCCCTATGGATTTATACACACAATGTGAGTTCCTTGATTCGTGGTTGTTAGGCCATAGTAGCTACTTTAGCTTCCAATACGAGTATGCTGTTGTGCAACGCCGTAGCATGGGAGCGCACAGTTTTAATCAGGTTGTGGGCTACCGTAACCTTGATAAACTCAATGGCATACTGGAAAACTTCAGCTTCCGCGTAAAGAAAGAAGACTGTTTAGACTTGCCCGATAAAGTATATATCAAACGAGCAGTCGAGCTTACAGATGAACAGAAATCAGTCTACAGTAGCCTTAAAACATTTGCCCTAGCAATGCTAGAAGAAGGCTCTGTAACTACAGATACTATCCTCACACAGCTACTACGTTTACAACAGGTTTGTTCAGGCCATGTAAGATTAGATGATGGCGAAATGAAAACCTTTAACTCAGCCAAACTGCCAGAACTTATGTCGGTGCTGGAAGAAGTTGATGGCAAGGTTATTATATGGGCTAACTTCACACACGACATTAAGAATATTGAGCAAGCTATTGCAAAAGAATACGGCGAGCAAAGTGTAGCTACATACTATGGGGAAACAGAGAGTGATGAGCGGCAGAACATTGTCAACCGTTTCCAAGACCCTAACGACCCACTTATGTATTTTGTAGGGCAACCACGAACAGGAGGTTACGGTTTAACACTGACAGAAGCTAAGACTGTGGTGTATTACAGCAATAACTTTGACCTTGAAATACGGTTACAAAGTGAGGATAGAGCGCATCGTATCGGGCAAACTAGCAAAGTGACATACATCGATATTGTGGCGGAAAACACAGTCGACGAGCGTATCTTGAAAGCCCTGCGGAATAAAATCAATATAGCAAGTCAAGTCCTTGCAGAAGACTTCAGGGATTGGATTGTTTAAGTAAGGTTCTATTCTCAAACAAAACCAACAGCATTGGCGACTGATATCATCGTGCCTACGATAATCACAACGGCTACTAATAGGATACCGCCAACAATTAAAATTGTTTTTACATTTTCCATCATTTCATCATGCTCTTTTTGCCGTTTTCGTTTTGCGGCTAATGCCGCTTCTTTAGCCTCTTGTATTCTTTTTTGACGTTCAGCTAGTATACTTTGCCAAGTTCCAGGACCAAAGCGCATATCCACCATAACAGCTACTTCGTGCATTTTTTCTGCGGCAAGTTTGGCATCAATGATTTCTTTAGCTACTGTATTGACACCAAATTGATCACTTAAACCCGTTTTAGATTTTTTATTTCGTTCTTGTTGGACTTGCTTTTCACCTGTAAACAAATCATCAATCTGGCTTGCAATATCGCCAATATCTTTAACGGTGCTGATATTATCTTTGATAAATTTGACGGATTGTTGCACTAACGCAATTCCGGTTAGTACCTCTGCAACAACCATTTACATCTCCACGGCTCTCATGCGAGACACCAACCGTTCAGCACGATTAGTTACTTGTCTGTACCACTTTGAATCTACCATTTCATCTGCGGCGCGATTCCAATCACGGGCATCAATACCTGCCTTCATGCCTTTGAATTTTGATAAACGAGGTCTGCCCATATTGAACATCATGTTTGCAATAATTCTTTGCACTTCTTCAGGGAGGGTGGAAAAGTCTTCATACAATTTTTCACAATCGGAAAGCACTGAGTGTACGTCTTTATCAAAACATTCTGACACCCTATCTTTTGAGACAGGTGTGCCAACCGCCGCTCCGTGTTCAGGATCAGTATCCAAAACAAGATGGCCGATACCAAAAGTAGGCAGACCCAAATGATCCAAGTATATTTCATACTCACATCCTTCATCTGCTTCTATTTCTTTTCTTAACTGATCTATATCCATTACGCTAAACTCATAATCCCTTGACCACGACGTTGTGCTATAGCACCACCTAACTCATCGCGTGGGAATAAACTAGCGAAGTCTGCACCGCTAGACCCAGAAGGAGACTGAGCAGGGGGAGGGGCTTGAATGTTGAGAGCAGTGGGTGGAGGGGTAGGTATAGAAGGCGCACTAACTGTCGTTGTTGTAGGCGGTGTTGTAGGCGTTGGAGCCACCGATGATACATCACCTAAAGCTGGAGCTTGGCGAGTCCGCAATGTTTCTTCCTCCAGGGACTCACTTTGGTCTACAAAGCCTCTGCGAAGATCATCAAGGACAATACCGTAAACTGAGTCTTTACCTATTTTGAAAGACTTACTACTATGGACATCTTTCATTTGGTTAACAGAAGGTGGAGAAGCCAAAAACTTAGCGAAGAATTTTGCTTGGAAAAGAGCTTTCAAAGCGCGAATATCTAGTGCCTGTAATTGAGCAACAACAGAAGCTGATTGCAAACTTGAACCCAAATCTTCAAGTTGATTAGAATACATTACATAAGTGCGGATGTCAGCTAGCTCTTTCATATACTCTGGATAATCCGGATTTTTAAATAAAGGCTCTAGACCTTCATATTTTCCTTCAAATTTTATAAGACTTTGTATTTCTCTTGCCAATGCACTAGGGTCAACGGTTTCAGCACCAATATCGGTATTGAACACCGTTACTTTTTTGAGGATATCATCAAAAACAGAAGCTCGCATATTTAATGCTTTATTGCTCATAAAGCCACCGTTTGCTTCTATAAACTTGTGTGCTTCAGCTTGTGTCATTTTCGCTAAAAGAGTTTTGATTCTTTCACCGTTAAACATATCTCTTTCTAAAGCCGCATTAACGGCATCAGACTTTAACCATGCAGAGCGTTGTGCAATATCTTCTAGAGCTTTTCGATCAGCCTCATTAGGCACAAGTTTCTTAAACAACGCGTCATCGTTTTTTATCATGTCACGAATGCGTTGGTCAATTAACTCAGGCTTTGAAGCAAGGTCTTGTAAAAAACCATTTTGCACATCGCGAATAAGTTGGTTAGCGGCATCCCGCCCTGCTGGGGTTTTGGAAGAACTAATCAGCCAGTTATACATTACATTCCAATCGGAAGAGTTAAACTCACCCGACCAAAATTTTTGCCCAAGCTCAGCCGGATTTACCTGTGTGTTTCTTGCAAAAAAAGTATGGAGCTTACTGGCGTTCTTAACATCAGAAGCAAGTTTAGAGAGCGCAGTAGCTTCTTCCCATGCTTCTTTCCATGCAGTATTACCACCTCTAGGGTTTTGCATAACTTCATCTATGGCTTTTAACAGTTCGACTGCTTTTTGATTAGTTTGCCCCCCACCAAACGCAATATCAGAAACTTCGTTACGCATAGCTTGAAGTTGTTTGAGAGAATTGAAACTATAATCTTTGCCCTTATCTTTAACTGAAAGTGTGGTAACTTCCTGATTCCAAACATTTTCAAACTTATCAGCGATGTTTAGTAGCCGTTGGTCTACTGACTCAATCGTTTCAGTTATTTCTTTAGCTGGTGTAGTGACAGTGCGGGTAATAGGTTTACCATCCGGACCTAACACGCTTGTTTCCACAACCTCTGTTTTAGCTTCGGTTGTGCCAGCACGAGTTTGTGTGCCTACCCGAATATTTTGGGCTACCTCTTTAACAGGAGCTAAATCAAAAACAACAGGAGGCATATCTCTGCCGCCTCCTGCAATTTCAAAAGCTCGAAGGTATGCGTCGTCAGTTACTTCCCGCAGACTTTTATCCAACTGGCCTGTAAGCATACGGATATCTTCTTGCGTTTTCTGTAGCGTTTTGGTGTCGACATTCGCACCTTCTGCACGGAGTTTATACATATTGTCAAGCTCTGTGCTGAGCCTACGAGCAGACAAATCTAAATACTGGCGTAGTTCTGCCGCAGTAAACCCTTCTAAACCATCTGGTGATTTGGCCTTTTGGTCTAACAACTGCCACAATTTAGATTGCTGGTTATTGAACACTTGTTGCGGCGTTTTAGACAACCCTGCGACCTGACCTTGAATCCTTTTAATAACAGGATTATCGGTGAGCTGAGAAACCGTGAGTAGTGGTAAGCCTAACCGTTCTGCGGCTTCCTGCCCTACAATGGATTCTGGTGTGGTTTTACCAGCTAATAGGGCTGTCCTACCAGTATCACCAAACAATGCCCTAAATCTGGTAGCGGCTATTGGTGAAACCTTAAAAATAGCGGCTTCTAAAGCCCCTACCAAAGCGGCATCTTTCCAAACACTTGTATCATTGATAACGTCGCCAAATGAACGGCCTGTTTCATTTACCGCCCATTGTTCAAATACATTAGCTCCCGTTGTTGTGCCAGCAACCGCCGCTGTTCCGCCCACGGAAGGTGGGAAAATGATTGCCGCTGTGACCGCCGCCGCATTTGTAGGTGTTAATATGTTAGCTTCTATATCAAGTAGGTCAGCAAAAAACTCTCTACCTGCTCCAGGAGCTTCTGGGTTAAAAGTAGGGTCAGCACGGTATAACGCACCATTTGGCACAAGACTATACAGTTCTACTGTTTTACCGCCACCTACATCCATCCGCAAATAACGGCCTTCAGGGTAATGCTTTTTGAAATAACCCCTGCGGTCTTCAAACTTGCCACGGCGAGCTAAACCTTCGCGTACACCTAATTTTATCGGACCAACTACATCCCCACCTTGATAATCTCTGTATTGATCAATGAGCAAATTTTCAACACGGTTGCGCTCTAATGCTTGAAGCTCAATATCACTTTTGAAAGGTTGGTCGGTGAGCAGTTGGCCTTTACCAATATCAGGTTCAACAGTAAGCGGTGTAAAATCATCAGGGCGACCAGTGCCAACATCCACAGCACCAGCAACATCCCGAGCAAATTGTGACTCAATAGCCGCACGGTTTACTACATCAATAGTTTCTTGGTCTACTTGACGAGTTGGAACTTCTTCTAAACTGTAAGGTGTAATCCTAGCACCGCTTGGGGTGAAAAACGCCTCAGGAACAGTATCTACAACAAGAGCATCATCATCTAATGTAAAAATATTTGGTTCGAGTTTATTGGGGCTACTATCTACGGTATCAACTACCAGATCATCATCGGCCATTTACTGCCCCCCAACGAAAGTCATGCCTGAATAAGTACCCCACAGTTTTTTCAAACTATCTTCACTCGGCACATTTGTAATCACTTTGCCGCTACGATCTCTTAGCACACCGAGTGAAACTAACTGCCCTGCGTTTGCTTTGAACTTATCAAAAGAATCAAACCCCGAGATAAATTTAGCCATCGTCGATTGACGATCGGTAAGGTTGAAAGTATCTGTGCCACCTTCAGGATTAACCCTTTGAGCTTTAATATCGCCAGACAGACTTGCGGAAGGCAGATTTGCAATTTCATCTGCATCCACAACTTTGTTTTCTGGTTTAGCTCTCCACTCCGCGCGAGCCTTGCTAAGAGCAAGGTATTTACCCTCTGCATCAGCAATTTCAGCACCGTCTTTTTGCATCCAATTTGTAACGAAGGCTTGCTCGTTCCTAGCGCGGTTAGCGGCCTTGGTGTAGATTTTAGACAGCAGTTTAAGACCTTCAGGTGTGGTGTAAAGACTCGGACCAGCACCTTGAACCATGTCCAGTTCTTCTTTGTTGAGGTTTCCAGGAATAAACTGTGACATCCTCAATGCAAACTGGTTAGACGCAAACTGAGCCGCTTCACCCGATACAGGGTCGCCACCCATAATCGTATTGTAAACATCACCTGAAACACCTTCTTTAAGAAAAGTATCAAGACCAGGAATAGCTTTGATAAATTTCTGTAGATTCAAACGAGTTCCTGCGAGTGCGCCTGTTTCAAAGTTTTCAGAAGCCGTTGCCGCTTGCTTTGCATAGTTTTCAAGATCTGCAGACAACGCAACATTTTCGTTAAGTTTAGTAATATCGTCGCCCAACATTTTTGCAAATACATCGTTAATAGATTTGCGTGGGTCGTAATTAGTTGTCAGCGTAGTCTTAGCATTCAGGTAGTTGTTAATACCGTTTGCTCTAAACTTCGTCTTAGCGGCTTCTGCCTCAGTAGGAGACTTGCCTGTTTCAATAGCGGCGGTATAAGCAAGGTTAGCACCGTCTTCAAGGAGTCGCTCAAACTCAGTATCTTTAGGCATAAGTTGTTTTTGCAATATTTCTATTTTTTGAGCCGCCGATTCAAACGCCGCACTATCTGTATCTGGATCCAGAGTAGCAAGAGCCTTTTGAGCAGATTCAAGCTCTTTAATATTGCGTATGAGATCAGTTGGCATTGGACCCATTTCCACGCCATCTGCTGTAATTTGCACAGCATCTTTACCATCGTATTTAAAGAACTGACCTTGTGGGGTTTGGAATACTTTGTATGGGCGAACAACGCCCTCAGGAGCTTCTAATGTTATAACCCCAGTATCTTTGTTGAATTTAAGAATATCACCTGTATTAGTAATTTTTAGATCAAAATTACCTTTAGCTGTCCCTATAAGTTTATACCCTTTTCCCTCTACACCAATCTCTTCAGCGGTGGCACGAGGGTTATACAACATTACCTGATTATTGTCAAGTTTCTGTGATTGCCAGTTAATAGAACCTTCTTGTAGAGGGGTAACTGCACCTGTCCGTACATTTACACCAATAACCGACCCATCATCTAGCTTTTGAATATTTAAGTCAGGTACTTTTGCCGCTTCTGTGGCAAAAGTTTTTAGCAAGTCTGATTTAGATTCTTGGGCGGCTGTTTTACTCGCACTCGCCGCTTCAGCCGCTTTAAGTTTAATAGCTTGATCTTGTTTAGCTTTAGCTTGAGCCGCTTGCAAAATAGGATCAGAAACCGCAGAAATAGTTTTTGGATCAAGAACCCTGCTCAACAACTCACCTTTAGGTGCGTTTGCGATTGCCGCCGCTAACTGCAGACCAGAAAGATATGGAGCAGTTTCATACCCTGTTGCATCACTTCCTAATAAATCTTGATATTGTTTTAAATATTCATCATATCCTGTCGCTTGAGGAACTAAGTCCATTAAAGTTTGGTAATTTTGTAAATTAAAACTGGCTGGGAGAGCCTCCTTATTAAACCCCTTTGGAAGTGCAGATTCACCTTGCTCAGCATCCTCAGGATCACCACCATTCTTTAACATAACAGGTTGTTCGCCCATAGCCATACGAGCCATAGCTTCTTCCTGTCCAGGAGCTTGAACAGGCTCATCTACCAGCCCTGCGGTAATGCCAACCCCCATAGTAGGGTCTTGTTGCATTTGTGAGCCTTTTTCGAAAGTTTCTAACAATCCCAAAAAAGGTTGCATAAAAGCTAATACTGATTCAGGTGTTTTCTTAGCATCTGCCTCGCCCACTACTTCAGCTAACTCATCGACCCGATCTTCCATAGAAGCGGGCTCTTCACGAAGAGCATTCATCAACTGTTCGTAATCAGAAGCTTCGTCCACAGAATCCATTATTCGTTGAGCTTCATCAGCCATTTCTACAAGACCTGAGGTAATACCTTGACCTTCAGCTACGCTTGCAACAGCCTCTGTGCCTTGATCGATCATTTCCTCCTGTTTTGGAGAAAACATTTTTCTTTGTAAAACTGGATCAATCATGTGCTTACACTATGCCCATTTTATTCAAGCCACCGTAGATACTTAACCCGCCAATACCCGCACCTAAAATCTGGTTCATGAGGCTTGGGTCAGCCGTTTGTGTTGTTTCTGACGTAGCTGTAGATTGAGAAGTCGGGACACCCCTGATAATATCACTTAAGAATCCGTATGATTCTAGTGGGCGTTTTTGTTCTTCGAGTGTGTTTAACCGCCCTGCTTCTAATTCAGCTTGCATAAGCTGACGTTCTTTTTCACCCATACCATACAAGGCTTCAATATCACGACCACCTAACATTTGGGCTAGTTCGCCTATACCAGCACCTTTGAGAGCTTGCTCAAGCCCTAACGCCTCTGATTTAGCGGCGGCGTCAATAGCTTGGGCGTATGTATCTGCGGCGGCTTTAGCATACGCATCCATACGCTCACCTTCTAACGCGGCTTGACCTAAAGCGGCTCTAGAACCACCGTACGACCCCTGTCCTTGTTGACGTGCGGCTTGTTCTTGCTGTGCTTTTGCAAAAGACGTATCTATTTCTTTTTGTATAGCCGCTTGATAAGGGTTCATAAATTGGCTAATATCGGACTCTTGGATACCAAACTCAGTTCCGCCTAAATATTGACCAGCTTGATCCATAAACTGTTTGTAACCGCCAACGCCACCGCCTAATTGAGAAGCTAAAAGGTCTTGAGCGGCTTTTTGCGCTTCTGTCAACCCAGCTACTTCGCGTTCAGGTACATCTGCCCTACGATAATCTTTGGTTACGTCTTTTACATTTTCTAAAAGTTTATAGACTTCTTTAGCAATTTTAGGATCTAATTGCTGAATATTGGTAACAGTTGATGTATTTTTTGCCATTACCCACGACCCTCAAGCTGACGCATCATTTGGTACATACGTTTAGCACCCGCTGTCCTATCGCCATTACCAGCACCGCGTACTGCTCTAGCGTTCATTACAAACTCACCGTCACTGAGCATAGCAGGGATAGAATCACTGGTTGGTGTTCCAGGACCGACGATTTCACCACCTCCGGCCGCTCTTATAGGCCGACCATAAAGACGGTCAAATACAGATACTTCATCTTCTTCGCCACCGCCTATGCCATAGTATTGAGCTAACAGTTTATCAAGATTAGAGCCTGATGTTTGGAAACCTGAAGTTGGACCAGTTTCTCGGCCTACATAACGGTCGCCTTCTGAATCCAGCTCTGCCATAGCTTCTTCATAAAGTTTGTTTTGCTGTTCTTCAAAACTCGGACCTTCTGGCTCATCCTCTGGATCAGGTGCGGTAAGCGCATCGTAAGCTAAATATGAACCACCCGCTACTGCTCCTGCAGGACCGTATTTTGCCAAAAATCCAGGAGCCTCTGCTTTCGCGCCTTCCAACAGCGTTTCTTGTACTGCCTTTTGTCTTGCCGCATCAGAAACACCTGCTAGAGCATTTTGTTTAGCGGCTTGTTGTAGAGCCTGATATTCTGGATTAATAGATGTCCTGTTTGTGGAAAGTAAACCTTCTAATGTGGCTTCACCTTTTGTAATGTAATTCCCTGAAGCATCTAATCCAGCTACATTTTCTCCTGGATTCCAGATGTATTTTTCAAAGAAGTTTAAGTCTGTATCTGGAGTAATCTTAGGCTGATTAGCTAAGTAATCGGTCGGTTTTGGTGTGGTCTGCACTGCGGCAGTATCTGCTACATTTTGTTTTAATATTTCATCAGTAGACAAAACATTAGAGTCTGGAACAGAAGTGGTTCCTGCGTCAGCCATAAAAGATAACTCATCTGGTGTTGATTGAATAGCTTGTGACACAGTACTTGGAGAGCTACTAAAAGGATTTGAAAACTTAAAAGCCTCGCCAGAACTAATAGATTTACCGGCATCTGAGAAACTTGCATTTGGATTAGTTCTGCTACCCGCAAAACTACCACCAGCAAGTTTATTTAAAGCTCCAGCCGTAACTCCGGCCATAATACCTGATTTAAGTGCCGATTTAAGATCCGCGCCACCAATAAGAGCACCACCAAAGCTACCTATACCAGACGCCAAAAAAGCTGGCATCGTAGGAAGAAGAAAAGGAGCCGCTAAAGGTAATAATACCGGAGCAACTTTTTTAGCAACATTTTTTACTTTTTTCCAAGTCTTAGTAAGAGCCTTTCCTATAGCCTTAAAGAAAAACTCGGGCTGACCAGTAACAGGATTTAAACTGTTTAATTCATTACCAACTATATAACGTTCTGGTTCTAGACCCATTTCTTCCATTTGTTGGAAGATCATTTTCTTCATTTTGGGATTAGCATCAAGAACTTCTACGGGGATAACAGTTTCACCCTGTGCCGCGTGAACGACATAGGTATCACCTTCCCTACCAAATTTTGCTAATATGTTCGCGGCTTGCCTAAAATTGTCAAATCCGGGATCTATAATACCTTCTTGCATGATCTCTTCCTATATCGTTTACCATGTACGGTGCAGGAAGCGAGCCTGAGAATACGCTCCTTGCATCATACAAAACAAAATTAAATTCCGCAAGCCTTTGGATCCTATACTGTGTACCGTACGACAACTATACCAGAACCACCTGCTCCAGGAGCATATGTAGCTGTTGAGCCACCGCCCCCACCACCACCTGTATTTGCTGTTCCAGCTACTGCTGAAATCACAGGCGAAACACTTTGAGCTCCTCGACCGCCGCCGCCTTGTCCCCCAAGACCACCCGAACCAGCTATATTTGTTCCACCACCACCGCCACCGCCATAATAGACATTACTGCCTGTACGGAACGCATTTTGAACACCATCACCACCATTCCCTGCCGGACCAGAGTCTACAGTGGCTGAACCCCCTACAGCTCCCGCACCGCCACCGCCCGAGGATATATCGCCAGATGTTGTAGTAGTCGTGCCTCCATCATTACCTTGAGATAAATTTTCATAATTTGTAGGAGCCACATAACCTTCTTGTGACCTAAACACATAAGGCCAACTATATGGTACTGCATCGGCTCCTGCTGATGTACCCCCAGAATCACGGCCACCAGAGCCACCACCAGAGCCACCATCAACAGCATTTATACTTTCTTGAGCACCACCGCCCCCACCACCTTTTGCAACGAACCCTATAAAAGAGCTATCTGTACCATTGTTACCTACTCCGTTAGAAACAGGAACTGCTCCACCATCACCTACTGTAGCTGTATATGTTCCAGGAGGCAGCCTCAAGCCTGTAGCGGATATGAAACCACCCGCACCACCGCCGCCACCACCTTCAGCAGATTTACCGCCTGACCCACCGCCGCCGACAACTAAAATATCTACAAGAGCATATGTGGTAAGAACAAAATCATCAGTAGAAAGAAAAGTATGAACTTTATAATCAATGCCGCCAGAACTGTATGTCGTAATTGTTCCGCCTGTTGCAGAAACAGCTACCCCTTCTATGTTTAATGTTAAATACCCTGTAGCATCATCAATAATAATAGTATTGCCTTCTACCGTTGTGCCATCAGTAGTAGCATTAGTTAAGACTATTTGAGTATGCCTAGCATCACCAGGAGTCTGCATATTCCGTAAATAAGTGGTTAAAGAACGGATAGATTGTTGAGTATAAATTTGATCATACTCAACAGGGGGGTTAGGTATAAAAGGTAAGATTAACTTCCGCGTAGTCATTAGCGTCTACCATCTGGCCGGATATCTAAACGTGGCGTACCCAATCGCCATGGATTACTTTGCGTATTATCGGATACTTTTACTTTTACAGAACGTCCCCGTAACCGCACATTCACCTCATCTGTAAACTGCTCCACAGGGGTTGTTGCTGTTCTATTAGTAGCCGAAGTATTTGTTTGCCCAAGAGCTGATCCAGGATAATCATCCATAGTTAAAGTAAAAGAAATAGTAGCATCTGGCGTAGTTGAACCTCTAAAAGTGACATCAGGTATCAATTTAGAAACAAGCATAAAATTATTTCCATCACTAATGTCTATAGGGCTAGACTCTACATATGATTCATAAGCAACAGGTGTGTCTGTAGAAGCATCTTGGTATCCGATTTCATGGTACAACAAATAATTGTTTAAATCTGTTGCTATTGGATAACCAATGTAACCTTTATCTAACCAAAACGTTCTTGACATAGTCCCATAGTACCAAATTTTTTGAGCGTAGTTATAAACCACATATTTGTTATTGGTTTCACTAGAAGCTGAAGGATAAAACCACCATATTTCGTCGTACCTTGAATTTAATCCTGCTATGACTTTTAATTTTTGATCATAGTTAAAATCAGAAAAAACATAATCTTTTACAGCGCATGGCAGTTTTTGGACTTGACCCGTGTATATGTAAAATTCTTTATTACCCATCCAAAACACTGCGTCTTCAACTGCCATAGCTGATAACGGACCAATTACCGATATATTTTCTGCAACTTGGTTTATGCCAAAAATATCAGGAGGACCAATAAATTGCATACTGTGTAAAGATGAATCAGTAAAAACAAGTATTTCTTGGCGTGTTTCTACGGCCATGATTATTTCAGAGCCAGAGCTAATCCTTAATTCTCCAGCTTCATTATTAAGGTCTGTGTTCCAAACAGTCAACGATTCACGGTCGCTAAACCTTATAACTAATGGGTCTTGCACTCCAGGATCTGCTTCTGGATCACAACCAAAAGCTATAACGTGCCGCGATTTGTCAGAAACCATAACCTGTTTAGCTATTTGAGGGGCAGAATTAGAACCAACAAGTGTTCCTATTTCAACTGCTCGAGCTCCAAAACCTGAAGATTTATCCCAATAATAAATTGCACCATCGCGGATATTTAAAACTAAATCCTCTCCAAAATTGTCATGCGCCCAAATACGCAAATAGTCAGTAGACAAACTAACTACTGCGGCACTGCCCCAAGCACCTCTACCCCAAACACCCACACCCCAACCTGTGCCAGCTACGGCAGAATCATTACCCACCGCCTGTTGATAAGAAGCTACTGTTGTATTTGTACCGCCTGTTCCTCCAGCAGGATCTGTGCCATCCCCCGTGTCGTTTGCATTAGCAACTACCAAAGTTGGAGTGTAAACCCCATCAATTGTAATATTATTTAAAGAAGCAACTTCTCTTGCTTCTATTACATATGTATTAACGTCTGTGATAGATTTTATTTTGTACTCTTGATTTAAAATATCTGCGGTAATTTCCCCACCGCTAGAAAAAAGGGCTTGCACTCCGGAAAAAATAACAAAATCGCCTTCTGCCGCTCCATGCCCTGCATCTGTTACAGTTATTTCAGAAGAGCCATCCGAAGCAGAAAAAGTAGCAATATTAGTGGTTGTTGCACGAACAGGGGTTATATCATAAAAAATACCCCCGTTTTCTATGTAGTATTTTTGGCTAGTCCCTATACCTATTAAGCTGGATTGGTCTAAAGCAAGCCACTGGTGTAACGCTCTACAACTTCCTAAAAAACTATTTGTTGTAAACTGTGACCAACCACCTATTTTTTCAGGAAACCCTTCACGAAA